CAATGTGCCATTGCTTCAGTGACAGCAACGTCATCCATAATATCTCCCTGAAATACTTCTACATCTTCAGGATATTCTTTGGCAAGTCTCCGATGATGATCAAAGATAACTGGAGTATGACCATTTGCAAGAAGTTCTTCAACAACATACCGACCAATAAATCCCATTCCACCTGTAACTAATACTTTCATAAAATTTTACCGTCAAGATAATTTTGTTTCCAATAGTTTATATATCCAAGGTTAGTTTCCCCGTGTTCCCACGGTTTCTTAACCCGTCTACCGCCAATGTAATGAACAATTTTGTTTCCTTTATTCAAGAAATTAATATCAGAAGAAAGAGATGTATTCCAATCTGGAGTTAAGTAATCAAATTTACCTTCTAGAATTATAGAAAGGTATCCTTGGACAACAAACTTAGCAGAAATTCTATCATCACCAATTGCTTCTACAAATTTAGAAGTCATCCTATCACGGTTCCACTTCTCATTATCAAATAGAATTACTCCCGAATTTAAACTCCAGTGATTCAGTAGTCCCCTATCAGGTCTGTCCCATCGTTCAAATTGATAATCATTCCTTGCTTTCTGTATCCCACAGTTTGCTTTGTTAGGCATACCAAGAAGACAATGTTCTGTTTTCATCTCCTCTAATGCGGAAATATCATCAATAACTAATGTATCAGCATCTAAATATAAACTTTTCTTATAAACATCCCCAAAGATTTCTGGAATTAAAACCCTGGAATACATGCAAGGTAACTCTTCTTTCCATTCACCACCCTTTGGATTCTTATCCAGAGACTGATTGTAGATAATATTTACTCCCGTTTCATCAAATACTTTAAAGTCTTTTGGAGTTCCATCTGCTAATAGATAGAATTTAAATTTTGACCCATTAGACTTTTTAAGAGAATTATATAGAGCAATGACTCCAGGAATATAATTTTTATCAGAACAAGTTACAATGTTCATCATGACTTGGACAAATGATAGACTCCAATCTTAGGTCCGCCCCAGAATCCTTTGATGTTAGGAAATGAATCCATTACTTCTTCATGCGACCAATCAGGTTTTACATGAATTTCATAGGGGTTTCCTTCATCAGCACCTTGAGGCATATAGATGATAGGGATACTAGTATACAGATTATCAGAAACCTCCAAAAGATTATCCACAAGTTTAAGTGCTTCTTCCTTTTTCATATGCTCAATGACATCACCAGCGAAGGTAATATCAGTCTGGCCAATTCTTGAATAGTCAAACGTTCTTACATCTTCCAGATAGAAGTTGTCATAGATTTCGTCAAGTTTATACTTAGGAACCCATGGTTCCCAGATTTCAACACCATACCATTCACAACCCTGAAGGTTCTCAAGATTTTTAAACAAATTTAGATATGTTCCTTCACCAACAGCAATGTCTAAGATTTTCTTATGCTTTGGAGTTACATCAGAAATCCATTTACGAATCTGATCCTTTCCTTCGTAATCACTTCTAGGCATTTTTACAATTCAACTCCCTTTAATAATAGCATACTTGTCAAGACAATAGTCAATTTCATCTTGAATATTTTTATCGTAGGTACTTGAGATTTGATTCTCATGTACCCTATTAGAAATCAAAACATCTTCTAGGTAAATAGGATCACCAAAATTAGATTTAAGATTATAATAATAGTCACAATCCATCATCATTACTAATTTCTCATCAAACCTAATCTTATCAAAACATTCTTTTCTCATACTCAAAACAGAAGGAGAACTAATTGAATTTACTCCTTCTACCATTTTATCATTCCACTTTGGAAACATATCCCAATAAAAGTTATATCCATCATCCTTAGTGTGATTACATCCATTCACTAACCACATACTATCACTCTTATCAAACTTAGAATGAATTTTTTCTAATGACTCAGTATCATAAAAGAAATCATCTTGGAACATAACTTTAATAATATCCCCGGAACACATCTCAATTGCTTTGTTTGTGTTAGCAGGTCCATTACCTCTGTCAATTTCGTTCTTTGAATAAACAATTTTAAATTTACCTTCAAACTGTTTTAGTTCTTTTACAACTTCATTACCTATACTATGATCAGATATACAAACTTCAAAATCTTTATAAGATTGTATTTGAATTGTTCTCAGAAGATCGTTGAGGTATTCCGACCCTCTGCCATTAAATTCCCAGGTAGGGATAGCAATTGAAATTTTCATTGTTCGATCTGCTCACCAATCCATGCATATGTTTTGCGGATACCTTCTTCAAGTGTTTGAGAGTAGTCCCATCCAAGTTTTTCCCGAATAAGATCATTATTAGAATTGCGACCACGAACTCCAAGAGGTCCATCAATATGAATTTTGGTAACTTCCTTATCAGCAACCTTAGCCGCAGTCTCTACCAATTGATTAATAGTAACCATTTCCTCAGAACCAATATTCACCGGACCCATAAAGTCACTATCCATTAATCTTCTAGTTGCTTCAATACATTCGTCAATGAACAAGAAGGAACGAGTCTGTAAGCCATCTCCCCACACCTCGATTGCTCCACCTTGCTCCGGGAGGAAAGCGACTTTACGGCAGATTGCAGCTGGTGCTTTCTCTCTTCCACCGTCCCAAGTCCCTTCAGGTCCGAAAATGTTGTGATAGCGAGCCACCCTAACAGGAATGCCGTGGTTGCGATTGTAAGCGAAATATAGACGTTCAGAAAAGAGTTTTTCCCATCCATATTCCGAATCTGGGTCTGCTGGATATGCTGATTCTTCACGGCAATCTGGGTTATCAGGGTCAAGTTGATTGTGCTCTGGATACATACAAGCAGATCCAGAATAGAAAATTTTAGTTGGTTGGTCTAAGGCAGGACGATTTGCTTCTGTCCAGTCCTTAACTACACCATCAAAGGTAGCATTCAGTTTACGAACTTCCTCTAGAACATTCAAGTTGATGCTACAGGAGTTATGCATGATGTCTGCATCATTTTCACCAGTAAATACGAAACCTGCACCACCCATGTCAGCAGCAAACTGATAAATCTCATCAAAGGGTTGAACATACTGATAAGGTACGTTTGCATTATAGTTACCAGAATGTCCTTTAAACTGAATAACTTCACTGACAAATCTTACGTCACGCAAGTCCCCTTGAATAAACTCATGTGCTTTAGTTGAGGAGAACTCTGGATACTTAAGGTCTACGCCGCGCACCCAATATCCTTCATCCCGCAACCGGTTTACCATATGGCTGCCAATAAAACCACCAGCACCAAGGACAAGTGCCGTCTTCCGGTATTCACTCATTAGTTCCAATACATGTTAGTATTATTTATTATAGCAAAAAAGGGGCAGTTATACAACCACCCCTTATATAAAGGTCACTTCATGCACGCCACTTGCTCTTTTACCTGAAGCAAGAAACAGGGCGGGAGTTACCTCCATCCGCACCACTTGCTCTTAGGTAAAGCAAGAAACCAATTTAAAGAACTTCTCTAAGTGTCCTTAATGTCTTCAGTTTAGCAATCAAATCATCAACCTTTGCCTCTAGTGCAGCAACGTCTCCGCCACCACTGTTACCATCACACTTTGAATGTGCTTTGGATTCAAGTGCCTTAAGTCTCTTTTCTACTTCTTGATCGTACTGAGACATGGTTGCGCCAGACTCAGACTTTATAGTTTTTCTTGTAGACATAATTTTACTTAGATAATTCTGTTTTTATTTAGTTTTAAAGGGTCGTTATGACTCCACCACCTAGTTTTAAGAACTAGGAAACTTGAGGGGTATCCCGACCAGTACTGTTAGAGTCCGTCCGTGACTTAATAAGATCAATCCTTGCTCTTAAATTTACTTCAGAATCTCTTTGAAGATGTCCATAAAACATATTCATATGAGTCTGAACATTACTCCATCCATGATATTTTTTATGAGATCTTACTTTCATATAATAATCATGGAGTAGAAGTTTGGCATCATTTACCGTCATCCACTCATGTATAAGAGTTAGGTTGATGGCATCTCTTTCCATTTAACCGGCAGATACGTTATCTTTTATATAGCAAGGAACACCTTCAGGGTCTAACCATTTAGGATATTCTGAGTCTTCAATAGCAAGAAGCATTTGATCCCCATTATCAAACAAGTAAATATCAGAGTATTTTTTAGTATACTCATTTGCTTTTTGTAAACGAAAATCTGGTTTACCATTTAGTTCAATATAACCCCTTTGAACGAACCGGTAAGGAAACCGTTCGTGGATTATAATAGTCTTAGTAGACTCAACTGACTTAGGATTTAAATCGTTCATGCTTCAACCGTTTCAAGATCTTCTGCAATACAATCAATCAAAATGTCATAATCATCAAGTGGATCGCCAGAAAATACTACACCATTGTTCTCGTAATACTTACGAACCTTTTTGAGAAGTTTCGGATTCTTCACATCCAGGAAGAAATCACCGTTTACTGCACCACGAAGGGTTTGAACGTCTTTCTTAAACTTGCTAGTCAGTGTCATTGTCTTGTTTGTTGACCTTAGTATTATAAGGGATAACTGAAAAATTGTCAAGTAGGACTGCTGGGAGTTGAACCCAGGTCACACCGTTATAAGCAGTGGGCCTTGACCGTTAGGCGACAGTCCCTTGAACTGCCTTCCAATCAGCATCAAAGATTTCTAAACCTTTATCTGTAAGAATGTGATCATACATTTGGTCGAAAACCTTTGGAGGCATAGTGCAGATTTCTGCACCATTGTACCAAGAACGAATTGCTCTTTGCACGTTTCTGATTGAAGCAGACAGAACTTGAGTCGGAACTCTGTGTATTCGATAGAGTTCCGAAATAGATCTTACCACTTCTAAACCTGCAACTGACTGATCGTCAAGTCTACCTACAAAAGGAGAAACATATGTTGCACCTGCCTTCGCTGCTAGAACTGCCTGTGATGCACAGAAGATGAGTGTCACGTTGGTTCTTATTCTTTCTTTTGATAACTCTCTACAAACAAGTAAACCATCCTTAGTCATAGGGAGTTTGATTGTTGCTACACTACCAAACTTATCTACAAGACGAAGACCTTCATCAAGCATAGTCTGTGCATCACCAACAACTTCCATACTGATGTCTTGCACACCCATATCTTTAATCTCTTGGTAGACCGATTCAGGGTCTCTACCAGACTTGCGAATCAACGATGGGTTAGTAGTTACTCCATCAATCAATCCTGTGGCAAATCGCTCTCTAATAATTTCTGTATCTGCAGTATCAAGGAAAATTTTCATATTACTTAAAAAATAATTTTACTCCTACACCTAATCTTCCATTATCAAAGTTAGTGACATCTGTTAGATACTCAGTGTAAAATTTAACGTCGTCTCCAGCTTCTCCACCAATACTAATTATTGGATTTGAGAGGGAGTTCTTTCTATCAAAACCTGGGTCGTGGGCAGATACTCCAATATAGAGTTTAGAATACTCTGAAACTGGAGCAAAGAATTTTACTCCTAGATGATTAATTCCAGGGTTATCATTACACTGAACCGGTGAAGATATATGCTCAAAGAACAATTTAATATTTTCAGTAGGTTCGTATTCGATACCATACTTTCCTATTGGGTTTTTGAGTTCAATTGCTGAATCAAGATACCCATAATTTACACCAATATATGTTTGAATATCAGGTGGTGTAAATGTTCCTGTTGCTACGGTAGCAACAAATCCTAGCATTGTCGATGCTCCAAGACATAAATCCATAATTACGGTGCTTCGTTATTAAGATCAACATAAAGTTTAATCAGTTCATCATCAGCAGGAACCATGACTGCTCTCTCACCTTTTTCGTTTTCTACTCCTATAGTTTCTCCTTTCTCCACTCTGTCAAGAAGAGCATCCCAGTTCTCTTGCCAATGTTTCACCGAGTAAAATTCCATTGTTAAATTATGTATAAGAGTAGAATTTCTTTCATTGTACATAACGCATCATAGACTCTCTTATCATAAAAGTCAAGAGTTTTTTTCATGTTTAATTGCAATTGAAAATTAGGATTACCTACATGATTCTGTATTGCCCAAGCACAATAAAACAGGTTAAATGCTTTACTAGTTTTATCAACGTCCCATACATTTAAAAAATCACTTAGTAACTGTATGTAACTTTTTTTGCTAGGATGTTGTTGAGAAATTTTATAATATTCTTCAGAAAACCACTTTAAGTGGTCAAAAACTTGTTGAGATTCTAGTTTATAATCAGAATCTATACTATGCATTATATTATGACATACCTTAATAAGTATATTCTCAATTGCAACAGCATTATACTCACTCAAATGATTGACTGTCTGTTTATAATCCCACTCCATGTTACCATTAAAGCAAGATATAAAATGAGCAATATCATGACATGCTATAGTTGGTGGTGCTTCATCATTACTCCTCTTTTGAATTTCTCCATCAGCATATATTAATTCGGTGCTAGTCTTTCCATTATCCCAAGTCCAATTAATTTCATCTACTTGCTTAGTATTTCGCAAGTATGCAGTTGGAGTAGATAGAGAATTTTTAATCTGCTCCAAGATTTCAGGATCAATATTAGAATTAATACTATTATTTTTTATATGATAATTTAAATACTCATCTTTGTTAGCCGTGTAATAATGAAAAATTGTTACTTCATCAGGTTTGCACGTATTAGAATGACCCGATACCATTTCTCTAGGAATCGATTCAATGTCATATCCACATTCTTCAAAATACAATTGAGCACAATACTGTTCATTAAAAAAACCAATATTTTCTAAGACAGTAACAGTTGCTTCTTCTCTCTCATATGCGTCTGCCATTATGGCATCCATATATTTTCTTTTTTTTACAATTGATTCATACAGAGTATTTACATTTACTTTATTTGGTCTAAAGAGGAAATGACCACTGTTAATAACATTCTTAGGATTAAAATGCTTTTCAAAATTTTCGTCACATGCTAAACTGGCATAGAAAATGTTTTCATTATCTTCTTTATCAATAAGAGAAAATATATTATTCAAATCACCATTTATAAGAACATCACAATCAGAAAAAAGTATTTTATCATAACCAAGTTTTGTAATTTGTTCTAGAGCATACCACTTATGCATCCAAGAACTATGCAAATTTCTCTGCAAATATTCTTCTTTAGTAAAAGTTTCTTTATCGTATTTCTGATAGTGATCACAGACATTATATAACTCAGTATAATTTGTTTTTAAGACATTAACAAAATTATGTTCAGGAAATTTAATGTCAACGTTAGAAGTTACGATAACATCATACCCGTTTTCTTTATTATAGTGGTTTCCCAATCCTGTCAATGCATTTTTGAGCATTGTAATATATTGCCCATTAAAGTCTGTAGTTATACAAAGAGAAAAATATAAGCAATTCATTTTTATAAGTTTTTTAAACCAACTTGATAGGATTTAAACCTACGATAACATTATAACTTTACTTATGACTTGTGTCAAATGGTGCCCAGTGTTGCCAGTTATATTTGTGGACTGCCCACATTCCTATGATAGGAACAAAGACAAGACACCATGCCATAAAACCAACCCCATAGGGATTGTTTAATACTGTTCCACAGAACCTAGCAAATTGTAACATTATTCTTGCAACCCCGATAAGATGAATAGAAATAACCCAATGAAGAATAATCAGGTAGGATATGCATGTCCCAGTCCCCAGAAAACAAGACCTGTAATTGAGGTGAGTAAAAGTGTCGCTGAAAAAGTAAGAGGTTTCATTTCTATGAGGATGCTTACATTTCGTATTTAACCACTAATCATGCAATGCTGCATTTATTTTTTTTAGTTTCAACATATTGTTTTCTTTTCAAAACTTTCTATTTTTCCATAGGTCTAAGAAGTAACGATCTACTTGGTACAAATCACCTTGTGGAGGTTGCTCATCACCTTTAGACCAATTGTCACAAAGTTTTCTCATTTCTATACAGATTCCATGGGGTTGAAACATCCTCCCGAAAGAAGACATAGCAAATGCAAACCTCATCCTAATGCGCTGTTCCATTTCCGTCATATTTGTCACTTTCATAGTAGACATTTTCACCTTTTCTGTTCCCGAAATAAATTGTGGCACATAGAAAGGGTAGTGTTCCGAATAGTAAGACATCACCTAAAGTCATTTAACATTACCTGGAGATAAACTTTGAAAAATTTTTGAGCAAACATCAATGGCATAAGGCGATCCATATACCCCAGAGAAGATGTATGAGATACCTAACTTAGAGCAATACTTCTCAAGTTCCTGACATTTTGTTATGTCACTGGTGCTATGGTCAATAATGATATCGCCCTCCTCAAGTAATGGTAGTAACTCATCAAGTGTGTCTTCTGCCTTTTGCTCTGGGAGTGTAATCTGAAAAATGCCAGGAATTTTTCCTGCACTAGTAAATTTCTTATTATCAGTTTTAATTGCCCGGACAAGATACTCTATTGAAGTTACACATCCACTAAGGTGTCCTGCTTCATATTGTCCGCAAGCATTCTCATAGTTGGTGCTACTATAACCCCAGACTTCAATTCCCTTTGCAAGCATACGACGAGCCATACCTTCACCAGTACGACCTAAACCAATCATTCCAACTTTCATTTTTTCTCCTGAATAGCAATTAAAGTTTCATATGGAATCCATGCAGGTTCTTCGTTTTTAAACTGAACTTGAACCTCTGTTATAACTTTGCATAAATCTTTTCTGTAAGATTTTCGGGTGTTTTTCACCACAGATATTGGATTGTTCATTGTTCTATTCCAAGTTCTTTTAAATAATCAATCCACCATTGCGGATTCTTTTGAGTTTTCCATTGCGGCACTTCCATACCTTTTTCAGAATAGTGTTCATGTAACACTCTATCGATAGTCTGTGCGATCTCCATATTCCTCTTCCTCATCGTCAACGTCCGCATATGCATTTGCCACGAAGGGTCCTCGTTTGCGTAGAGGTTCTTTTCCGACATAAGAGTTTTCTGTATTAACTGCAGATACCCACACAGCAAGTTTCATTACTATAAAAATGATAGCCAGTGGTGTGAAGCAACCAATTAAAATTACTGGATTCATTTAATCCCTCCAGGTAACAGCACTTTTACTTTTCCTTTTTGGTATTATGTATGGTTAAAGTAATGTATGAACATCCAACCATGGCAATATTGGAGGAACTACTCCAATGAGTCGAAGAAGACCCTCAGCAAAAAGTGCGAGAACAACCCAACCAACACACATAGAGATAATTGAAGCATTACGATTGTGTTTTCGTATGGCATCATCAATCATCTCCTGTACTTGCTCTTCGGTTATGAACTTATGCTGTGCCATTTACTGGCCATTCATCTTCTTTGTCCATAGTTGTCAGTCGGTCTACCCATGTTACACCGCCTTCCATACCTAGGCAAGGATTTATGCAAGTTTCATCACCGAATTTATTGCAGACTAACCCTGCTAGATCAAGTTCATTACCTTTTTTGCCTGTGCCAGCCCAGTAATGTTCTCCGCCAATCCAAGTGGCACCGCACTTAGGACATTCCTTAGTCTGCATTCTTGATGTACTCCTGAAAGGATTCTTTGAATTTAGCACGATCTATAAGAAGTTTTTTTCTTAGAGTTCGTTCCATAAATTTCATTCTGACTCTCAAAATAGTATACTTGAATTGCAAGTCCAAGTATTTGACAAGGTTTAAAGTCTCATCATAACCCGAGTATATAACCAATGCAACAATTGTTAGCATTAGAAGATAAAAAAGAGTCATATAAGTCTCCATATAATCTTATATAGAAGATATGATATTCCCAATTATCGAACTTCAAAGTCTAATCTACGAACCTTACGTCTACGCCTTTCTTCTTGATACAAGAGTTCTTCTCTAGAAAAATGACTATCAATCCTTCTTTCTACATCATTAGTAATCATAACAACTTTGTCAAAATCCTTAGCACCAACTTTATTTTCCAACAAACTCATCTGATTTGGGCAACCACAGAACTGTAACTTACTGCTACTAGTCAATTCTGTTTTACATTCTTTGCATCGTACAGTAATCATTTTCCTATGGTGAAATCAATTTGAGTTATTTATATGCTCGAAGAGGGGATCGAACCCCCGACAATCTCCGTGTAAAGGAGGTGCTCTACCGCTGAGCTATTCGAGC